GCGGTTGACACGGCCCCTTACCCCTATTACCCGCAAAGGGAACCCCCCCGCCAGTCCTCGGTCCAGCCACTACCAAGATTGTCAAAGTAGGTATAAAAATAATCTGTGATTTTTGTCGAACTTGTTGCGCCTACCGTTGCGGGTAGAAAGCCCCGCATGAGTTGCGCAAGCGTGTCAAGGTATCCATCAACAAGCGCCAGATCACCCACAACCTCATAATTAACTGCGGTATCATCTGCAAAATTAGCCTCATTATTACAAGCCAACAGCCTGGAATATGCGCCTGCCTCATTGTTATAAACATTTACACCATCTATAAATTTCCAGATATTACCAAAGAAATTCTCGATGCCTCGATACGTCATGTAGGCATTGTTAGAATTACCACCAATAGAATTGGTTCCGTTCCCGTCGGCATTTGATTTCCCACATTGCCCGATATAGCTATCGGCAACCCACGAGCCACCAGAAAGTCCTGTACGTCCTTCTCCGATCATTGACTGACTGTCAAAATCTGCATATTCCGTTAAATACAGTAATTGGACGGCACTCATCAGGTCAAAGTCAATATTGCGCCAACCTGCGCCACGTTGGGACGCTGCGCCTCTGAACTTAGCACGAGTTTCATTTGTTTTCGGGAATTCTCCAGAGATTGAACAGAGTTTATCCCCAGCTGCGTACAGACTCGTGACAATATCGGCACTGGCAACCATAGCACCGGCGCTTGCATCGTACAAACTACCTTCGTAAGCTCCGACATAGCGAAAATCAACCTCACCCCCATCTTTGATAAATGCGGGATGTAGTACAAAACCAGGATGCCTTATTTCTGAGATAGACCAAGAATGAGTAGTGCCATTATAATTATAACTGACATAAAATTTAGGGATTTCAACCATCACCTGACCATGAGACTGATCATTAATAGTCGCTGCTGTACCATCAGCTTTTTTAGTGGAGTCTGTTGGGTCTAAATAATACAGAACACTACCAGCATCATTTAATACACAACGTCTCATTTTGTCATGTACTGGTAAAGAAGTCAATGGGGATAAACCAGCCGAATAATCAGACAGTGCTCCAATACGTGTATACACATCAGTGGATTCGTTCCATTGTACACCATAAGAACTATATAAAACAGATTTTAGTAAAGCAAGATTCCCACCATAGTTATTAACCTCTGAGGCTATGGCTCCTTCCATTGAGGAAACGTGGGAAGGAATAAGAACATCCCAAATACTTGAGGAATAACCAGTGACCGAGGCAATATCTTCCCAAAGGGTTGTCCCTGCTGTCATGCCCGAAAGCCCCAAGTCCTCAAGTGCGAGAACGTGCTGGGCTGTCATTGCTCCCAATGCGGTCAAGTCAAAGACTGATTCGGTGTTGGCTGTAGGAGTAGCGTCCTCGGTTGCTGTGGATTCGTGGATGTTCCAAGTGATTGTACCAGCCGTATTGATGCGCTCAAGGTAGAAGTTGCCACTGATTGATGGATATGTTGCGCCACCATTCAGGATGTCTTTATCAAACGCTTTGCCGAATAGCTCAAGGGAGATGAGGCCGGATGTTACGTCTTCGACAACAGCAACAGAACCAGCAGAACCAGAGGTTACGTCTGCCTCGTTTTTTACCAAAGAGGCAACGGTTGCCTTCTTTGTCTCACCAGCACTCGTATCTACGATTGCTATTTCATCGTCTACCGCAATATCCGCAGCGACGAGCTCAGTTAATTCACTAATCTTTTTATCAGCCATGATCTCACCTTAAAATAAAATTTTATCGTCATTCTCCTGGGCCAGAAAACTTCCGTCTTCCTGGAGTATTCTTCGCAATAATCTACCGACACCCGCCGCGATATTACTCCGCAGCAGTGATGCCCCTAATCCAAGCCAGCCCATTATGTGGGACTCGCGGTGCCCTTGTAGATCCTGACGGCACCTGAGGTGAGAGTTATCGCAGTGAAGTTGCCATAGATGATAGACCCAGCTACATAAGTTACTGTCGTGGCATCATCACCTGAATGGTTTGTCTCGGTGAGTGTGGCAAACACCGTGTCAGTCAGCATCTGGATTGCGACAAAGTTCCCAGTGATCGCGGTTGTACCGGTCTCAGTGATCACACCACCCTGCCCAAGCGCAAGATTACCTGCTGACTTTACATCGTATTTCTTGAAATCTGGTTCGGCCATGTTAGCCTCCTTGTGTTTAGTGTCACTTTCCGCCCGAAGCTATCCTGACATGGTGACATCGTTGCTCATAATATAACTTAAATGAGAACCATTCTCAATTAGGTTTTAGAACTCAAATTCATATTCAGACAATCCCTTCTTTTTCCGGGATTCTTGTATCGCTCTGATCTGCTGCTTGCTCGGAATGTATGGGATATACTTACCTGACATCAGCGATCCGATCATCTTCTGACTTACACCTATCTCACGCATTGCCGAGACGATCTCTTTGTCAGTCATTCCGAACTTCTTAAAATCAGTTGCAATCTCACGCATCTGCTTCCATGCACCCTGGCGCCGTTTCTCACCTTCCTCAGAATACATCTTGATAATGTTCTCATCAGACTCATTGCGCATCTTTCGGGTGGCCCCACGCATCGATAGTTGGTATGCCTCTTTTGTGGTCCATAGATTATTTTTCATGGCCTGCTCAGGGATAAATGTCTGCTCACGGACACCACGCACCAGGTTCTTAGCCTCCTCAGCCACTGTGTACCTCTTACCGTACTCATCTACGATGCCATCCTTGGCTTTCTGGATTCTGCGAGTCTGATACCCTACCCCCTCCCAATATTCGCCGGTGTCAGCTTCGCCATCACGTATCTTGACAGGAAGGAACTCAGATATATCAAAGTCACCTGATTTAATGTCAGCCTTTATCTTGAGGATGTCAGGTGCCATAGCCCACGGCGATATTTTAGACATCGTGAATGATATTGTGTTTGCAATATTATTGATTGCCTCATCATTCTCAGTCCACACTACCTTACCCATCTCATCCTTACCGCTATACAGGGCAGATGCTAGACTTGCAAGCATAGATGGATCGACATAGGGCTGGAGTGCCTGATACGCTGCGGCCCCTACCTCACCACGGCTTAATGCCTCAAGAGGTTCTGATATAGTAGACCAGGGATTGGTGTAACTCATATTCACATAACTGATACCCTTTGTCCCATTCTCAGTCTCAACGATGCCGTAAGGTATTAATTCTGCATATTCTTCCCACGGAGATACATATTTCTGCATTAGCTCGGCGGTCTCAGATATTGACATTCCCCACTCGTTAAATGGTTCACCGTTGCCGGACATCTGGTTATACATTTCTACGAACTTTTCCTTGCCACCATAGTATGCAGCAACAGATGCAAGCCCTAAAGCACGAGAGAACGATCTCTTGCCAAGGCCACTCGTCCCGGCCATCTCTTTTGCTGCGAGTTTAACCGTGTTGCCAGCAGTCATTACAACAGATGTCGGGAACGCTGTAAACGTACCAACGAATGACCCAAGGCCACTATTACGCATCTTGTCATTCCAACGCGGTAAATTCCCGTAGTTGGGGTATATCAGTCTGGTGTTCGCCATAGCCTTATCTTTTGGATACCCCTTAGACACTTCGTTAAGATAGCCGTACACCTTCCACACATCATCCCAATACTGATAGAGTTTCTGCGCCTTATTGTTAGGCAGGTTTGATGCAAGTTTATCTATCTGCTTCAATGATAATTTATCAAAGTCCTTACCGAACAGCCCGAAACTTTTCCGTGTTAGGTCAGCAAGGTCAGACGTGATTATGTCGGAACTCAGCACACCGTTGGCAATAAGCTCACCAACCAGATCCTCATTCTTTGCCTTGCGAGTCACGATATCAAGCGCCTCTGCCATCTTGTCAACTCGCCAGTGCCCATTTGCAGCGGCGAATCCAATGTTACCCACAAAGTTTCTGATATGAGAGTTGGGGTTGTAAACAGTTTGCATACCTTTAAGGGCGCCATTTGCCTTCATCAAGAGTTTGTTTATCTTGCCCTGGGATATAGTCGCTTCCTGGAATTCTTTCGCAAACTCTTTCGTGGTGTACATTGTCTTTTTCTGCCCGAGGCCCATGTCTATTGATACTGGCGTGTCAAAATTGCCCTGTTTCTGTATAAACATGATTGGGTCATCACCACCGGCCATGAACTTCTCGACCAGCATCCTGTTGGTGCGAGACTGTTCAGCCTGAATCACCATATTCTGTGCCGTGAATACAGCGTTAGCAACTGGGTCATCGAACTCACCCATTAATTTCCGTATCTGGACGGGGATATGCTTGCGCTTTTTCAGGTTATTGCGATTAACAGATCCGAGCCATTTAGTAAAATTACCCATAGACTCAGATGTCCAATCCTCGGTTGCAAGCGCCTTAACCTCTGCATCGATAGCGTTAGAAAACATATCCTCTGTAATTTCTTTTCCAGGATGATCTATTTCAAGGCGCCTCATAATGTCATCGCCATAAGCATCATTAATAAATCCCCTGGCACCTTCAATCACATCAGTATCTTTTGATACCTTGTCCCACCACTTTGGATCATAAAACTTTTTGTATGACATCTTTAGATAGATGCCCATATTCTCATCGACAGTCGCTTCCAACTTTTTAGAGAGTATCTTGCCATCCTGCTTCAACATGGTTGACAGATTATCGATGTACTGGCGCATATTATCAACAGCATCTAGAACCTCAGCCGGTAATAGCTGGTCAGCACGATATTTTTCTCTGAGCTCTGGGGAGCCAAGGAGTGCATTGATGACACTGCGGTCTTGGTCTTTTATAGCTTTCTCGAATTTCCTGGCATTATTCCTTATCTTGAACATGCCAGCCTTAATACGAGACTCCTGTGATTTTGTAAGATCACGCAACTTGTTCCTGATGCCAAACGAGTTCACCCACTCTTTAGCATTATCAACAGTTTTAACCCATCCAGTTCTCGTGTCAGGAGAAGCAGGCTTCAAGTCTGGTTTCTGCTGCGGCAGGTCTTTAATATCTATATTGGGTTCAGCACCCCTTGGCGCCTCACCGACCCTCCTGCCATTATAGTCAGCAAGCGCCTCTTCGTATGAGACTTTCTCCAGGTCAGCCTTATTCTTTATAGTCAATGTAGATGCGGGTGTCTTCTTAGGCGGAATGATCTCTCCAAGAACGCGATCAGCGTCATCAGGTATAGCATTAGTGGTCTGACTCTTAGCGGATGGTATTTCATCTGATTTTTTTAGTGTATTCACTATCTCATCGATACCGCGAAGTTCATCATAAACAGTTGTTCTCAATTTCCGCATCTCTGTCAGATCCTGTTCCACCTGTTTAACTACAGGCCCCCTGCCACCAGACGTTTTCTTGAGATTGTCAAGTTCTTTCTCTGCCCCAGAGATGGCCGACTCAATGCGTCTGCGCTGGGAATCAAGATCAATCTTATATTTAGAAAATTCTTCATCTGTGCCCCTCAGTGTCAATTCTTCTTGAGTGCCATCCACTAGTACTTTACGCTTAGGAGTACCAGGCTTTTTAGGCATCTTCGCCTTCAATTCATCGAGCCGTTTGCCACTTGCCATTTTTATGACATCTACATCCTTATCCATAGCAATGGAGTTGGACAGTGCAAAATCTTTATCAGTGATCCCGAGTTTCTTTAAGACAGCAGACTTGGCTTTATCTGCCTTGGCTGCCTTGAATTCTTCCACATGATCAGCCATCATGTTACGGATCAGTGCCCTATCTTCCTTTGGTAACTCCTTCACAATTTTCAGGGCACCCTTACCGCCCATGACTCGACCGAATGCAAGATTGAGCGCATACCCCTCAATAAAGTTCTTTGAGAAGTCACCCTCATTAAGCCCGGCGTATATCGCATCAGGAACTGGATTTGTGTCAGGGTTAGCCAATAGGCCACCAACAGTCTTCAACGTCTTTGACTTCGCAGCAGAGACGAGCGTCTTGCCAAGCGCACCGGTGGATGCGATACCAACAGCAATATTGGCAACAGCACCCACTACCTGCCCAGTCTTTCCAACGCCTTCCCTGTCAGCAGTGAGCGCCATATCCTTACCGCCAAAGGCGGTGATGGTCTGTAGTCCACCCTCAAGGACTTGAGATGGCAGAGAGGTGTCTACTGTCGTACCTTCCTCCTGTGCCTCAGCGAGATTAACTATCTCAGCTAATTGTAATTTAATCCACTGAGATGACTTTTTGTTCGCTGTGGCATATTTGCGCAATGTCTCATTTATCTGCTTTTTGTCGCCACCAAAAGCATCATAGACCTCTCTGGCGCGTTTTTGCTTATCAACCCTTGCTACCGCTGACACGTCCTGACCTGACGGCCTCTTAGTAAGATAATCAACCAATGCCTTACTCCCTGGCTTTGGTGTGGCTGTCGCTTCGACAGGTACGGCAGGGGTGATGCGTCTGGGGTCTCGCCCAGATGTGACAGGCCCTGGCTCGGTAAGAGCCCTCTTCTTAGGATGATACTCAACCGGAGCCCCAACATCCTTGGCTGCCTTTATCTGAGATACGACATAACTAGACTCAGATAGTATCTTATTAGCATTAGCTATCAAAGATTCGACGTTAGCTATCTTATTTATAGTCTCAGGTGACGCCGATTGTTCAATAGGTTTCGGTTCAGGCGCATTAGCCTTAAACTTATCCGGGTCGAACCCACCTTTTTTAGTGGCGAATTTGTCAGGGTCGAATACCATTAAATCTCCAGGCTAGGGTAGCGTGATTTCAAATCCTGCATAATAGCATTGAAATTCTCATGCCGTTGTGACTCAGGGAGCGCCATTTGTGACTGCACCCAATCATACTGGTCCTTATCGTCACCCTTGAGATTAACATTGGCCTTGGATGTTGACTTGGCTGGGACCTTTTTCACAGTCTGTTTTATCTCATAGCCACCATCTTCACTACGCATTTCCTCTGCTGTTGCCTTGACTCTTCCGATAAACTCGGGATCAGAGATAACTTGCCTAAGTGCCTCTGGGTCGCTAAAGTCCAAGCCACCTAGATCCATACTTCGCAACATATCGCCAGCAGCCTGCCATTCATACGAATCTAGCAGTAAGTTGGGGAATGGGGTGTTATATGAAACGAGAGGCGGTGACTCATTTATGCCTGCGAGCGCATTCACCTTCATAGCGTTATCAGCACCAAGAATAAAATTCTCATAATAGTCATACACTGGCGCAGTGCCCCAGACATCCACACTACCATGTTTCAGCATATTTGTCGTGAAGTCTTTCACAAGTTTATCATTTGCCTCGACCAGTGGTTGTGCATCCTTGATATACTGATCGGCAGGAGAAACACCGGCAGCGGAAGCTCTGGATGTGTATGGGTACCCTGCCTCAGCAGCAGCAGCCTTCGAGTCAAACACATCATACTCTTTGTCATTTTTCCACATGACAACCTTATCAGGCTCCTTGATCGCCTCTAGTGCCCTGTTCTGAGCGACAGCAGCACCATCAAAGTCACCAATAGACTGGAGATGCAGTGCGGTGGCCTTATAACTGCCATACAGAGATTTCTGGAGATCGGTCATGTCGCTATCCTTGACAAACTTATCTGTTGCACTGAAGTCCATAGGTGCGCCAGTGTCAGGTGCATCAGGCATTGCGGGTGCCATGATACCTGCCTTGCCGTAGTACCCTGTCTGCTCGAAATATTTCCACCGAGCAATAGGATCATCTATGGCAGTGCCAACTTTCCAGATAAGGTCAAGCTCCGTTTTGAGCTTCTTCTGCTGGGCCTCCATGTTAAGCCTGTTCTGCTCACGCCGGTATTCTTCCTGTACAACCCTTCGCTCAGATTCTGAGATGGCCGACTTAGCCAAACCCTCAGAAATCCCACGGGCCATTGGCGAATCAGATGCGAGGCCAAACCCAAGAGCAGCGACAGCCTTGATCATTGGCGAGTATTTTGCGATAGTAGACTCAGCCGTTGTATCTTCAATATTTACATTATCTGGCATGGTAACTCCTTTAGCCGGGGATGATTGCGTCGATAGCCTGAACGATAAATGACCACCCCTGAGCCTCTTGTTCTTCCTCTGCAAGCCTAAAACCTTCTTTAGTTTTCCACTTCTCAAAGTCGAACTGTGCCTGTCGCATTCTGTTATCAAAGTCAGCCTGTTGCTCCATCGATAACTGCCCACGGAGACTCAGTATCATATTTAGCGCCTGCGCCTTGTTCGCGTCAGACCGAGCGAGCGCCTGGCCCTGTATCTCTGTGATCCCCTGGCCAAGTGCCTGTTGCTCACCACGCAATATCCCGGAGATGTTTGCAGCGGTAGCACCACCAGCAGCGAAAGTACCAGCAGCGAGGTCTTTGCCAGCCAATGCAGACCTCTGACTCAGGATGGAACTTAGTTGGCTGATCTGAGAGTTCGCCAGATCAGTATTCGCCTGCTGGTCCATAAGACCGAGTAACAAAGCATACAGTGTGGCAGTGTAATCATTCATACTGCCAGCCGGTGTGGCATCGTTCGGGTCAGGAGGAGGTGCTACCTCGCCGGGGACAGGTGCATTTGATCGGTCATATAACCATCGTCTGTACAGCGCTATCGTATTACTGGTCCGCCCTGAGTAATTATTTGGTGTAGGAATTTCAGGGTTTTCTTCTGTATATTCGAAGTTAGATTGTCTACCAGGCATGTCATCACCTTCCTATGGTTATTAACTCTTTAGTGTATTGATTGATACTGCCATGATCATCAAATGGCACATGGAAATCAAACTCTAACAGATAGATGTCTGAGGCATAAGTATCAGACGCATCAGCGCCCATTCGTGAGAATGAGCAGATGATCATAGAACTTAGACCTTTTGTTCCACCGGTCATCGCTGTAAAACTCGTAAGATCATGATAGTCAGCCGTTCCAGATACAGCAACGGTAACATCATCAGTTGTCTCCGCTGGAAATGCTGTATGGATAGAAGCCCACGAATGAGTGAACCTAAACACCACATTTCCGCTGTTTGCATTGGGAACTGTCCAATGAACATGAGGTTCAATATCTGACGATTCTACACGGCCATGTGGCAGTTGAACCACGAAAGAACATTTCTCTTGTCGCCCACTGTCAAATGCTAATACAGCTCCGCCCTTATATGATACCCAGTCAGGTGCCTGCACAGGATCCACGCGAGCACTATTAACGGGAACCCTGACATCTCCCCACCTTATAATGCGCGGACTGCCAAGCTCACGGCTCCACCAGCGTTTGTTAAGACGGTGGAATGTCCAGCACCTGTCTCCGATCGCAACATACCTCAACTCGCCATCATATCCATCTTGTCCCTGTGGGATACGGTCATAGATGCGGGCTTTTGGATTGCGCGTAGAGAACTCAGTGTTGATCAGCGTTTTAATTTCACGGCGCAATGAAGCATCCATCAGATACCAGCCCTTCTCTCGCGCACGGGTACCAGGATTGCCCTGACCTCTCTGACTTCATCAATCTGCGTGAAGTTGTGCCCAGGTTTAGATACCTCTAATGTAACATTAGAAAACTCTCGTGATACTCGTTTCCCTTTAGATGGTGAGTCATCTGAATCGAAAACCTCAGTGATCCCAAGTGTTAAACCTTCAGAATCATACACCTTGACAGTATAATCAAGATCCTCAGCAGTATAATCAAGGAACAATTTCTTCATCTTCCAGATATACCTCTCATCGAGAGTGATGACATTGCTTTTCGCAACCGCTGTCGCAGTGGTTGACACGCCATCGTCATCTAACTGGTATGCGTTATCTGAATCTGCCCAATAAACATATCCATCCGGGTCATTAAAAACATCAACTGAGTCTGACCCAAGCGTCGTATTCTTTGTCCAGGCTTTCTCTCTAAGGTTGAAAATGTAAATATCATCAGTATCGCTAAACAATATTTGATACTGATTACGCTTGGGATAGTAAGCAGCACGAGAATCCTGGCGAACAGCTAAAGATATATCCTGGTAATCACCACGCCATGAGTCAGCGATGGGAATAGTATTGATACCATCAGTATAATAAATATTGTCAACACCGGCGAATATCACACCATTGGGGACCCTAACGACACTACGCCTTGATACCGCACCAACATCCTCGTTTGACATGGCAATGGTCCAGGTGTCCATGCGCCCACCACCAAAGTCAATATAGTGTACAGAATTCTCCTTGATGGCAACCAAACCGCCATTAAGTTCCTCAAGTCCCATCACCTTATCAGCTTGCTTTGTGCGGATATCTATATGCTCAGATAACCCAAGACCAAAAACATCATTATTAAATGTACCGTTGGCATGTGGCTGTGCTGCAGCAATACGGAAAACATATTGCTCAAAGTCTTCGGGGTTCGGCTGTCTCATGTCACCAACAATCCTGCGCCCACGGACCATCGTCTGTACAGAACAGAAGCCCATCACATTGGTAGGTCTATCCTCTTCGATATATGGGTAACTACCAAATCCAGTGCGATCAGCATATTCGCCAGCCCTTGCAGACCACATCGTCCCAGTGATTGTTCTCGTACCAGTTGGCGATATGGTACCAGTTGAACTGTCGGCCGACAGTTTTAAAGTGTCTACCAAGTAGTAATTAACTTGGTCATTACTAAGATACACCATCAAATCTGTGATGCGTTGTGACATAAACATAGGATTGCCAACGGTCTCAGAGCCGTCCCTGAAAATCATTGGCGGAGATGTCCCGATGGAGGGGAACTCAGCGTACAGATACTGCAACGGCTCATAAGACAGTGCCTTACCAGATGTAACCGTAACATCGAGAATTGATGAATCGTAATCCATCAACGGGCCTTCCTGATTCCCATCATACATGTATGACATGCGAATTGTGTAATCATCAGGTGGAAGAGGGTCCGTTGATGCAGGGAGACCTAAATTGCTATCCAAAGCGATGGGACTCATCCTCTGCATCTCTTGATTCTCGCAGACCCAACCACCACGACAGAAACCGTTGGGCGTAGACGCATCAGTATTCTGGTTGCCATCCAACAAATATCTATCTATGTATCCGAACCAAATTCCACGCGCAGTGTTCGCGTCAGACCCAAAGTTTATCCTTAAAGCCTCATTATCCAAAGTAAATGAGACATCATCATAATCAGATACAGATAAGTCATAATCAGTCGCAGAATACGAAGATGGGTCATAATATCCAATCAGGGGGTGTCTTTGGATCAGTATCGTATCGCCAGTTGTCCCAGATAGGCTGTCAGCAGTTGTTAAATCGGTAACACCGCCACCATCGTCAGTCGATGCAGTGACAATCGAACTGGTGCCCCTGGTTAAATTTATAATGAGCCATCCAAGAGCAGCATCATCCTGAAGTGTGAAGCCAGGGATAGTAACGAGCGTAGTTGTACCAGAAGTCCCTGCTACAGCCGTAAGTTCATAATATTCAGTCAAATCTCGCCAACCATTAGAATCTGGGTACACAGCAAAAAGCGTCGTGTTTACAGCATACACCTTAACTATGCCACTCAGTTCGCCTATGACAATAGTAATATCCTGTGCGGAAGGTTTTGTCACCTTATACTTAAAAACTCGTTTGATCGCCAGCCCAGTAGGTACGTTGCTAAGTGCAGAGGAATATCCGTTGATGTCAACGAGCTTTCCCTTCCTCGAAATATCAAAATTATTCAGAATAGAACAGGTATTGTTAGCTATATCACGAGGATCGTCCTCTGTGTTCAATCCACCGGACCAATCGCGCCACCTTAGCGTAACCGGCTCAGGCAACGATGGTTGCTGAATGGAGGGGACGTTTTCTATCTTACGCATCAAGAATGTCCTTGCTTGTCACAACAACTGGAAACGACTCAGTGTTTCTCGTGCTCATGTCATTTGCAATCTCACCCATGTACATATTGAACATAGAGAGATAATGCATCTTCAGGTCAATCTGGTTCATCTGCTCGGCCACCCTGTATGATGCCCCCATTACAATAGCATCATGATAAAGCTCAGGGATGTCAGGTGTTGCGGTGTCACTGCTCAATGTAGCCGGTATAGCCCTGTATGTGAACTTTCCTGCGTAACCATCACCAGGAATAGGATAAAGCCCATACGTCCCAGCCTCGCGGTCAATATAATAGTAATACGGCGTACCACGGTCTGGATCGGTTGTGTAAAGCCTGTCGATCTCCTCCTCAATCTTATACTCAAGGAATATGGATCCTATCTTCATGGCTGAGGATTTATGGAAATCAGACGGGAGAGCGTACTCATGCTGTGACCAATACCCGGAACTACCAGTTGCCACGAACGTATCGACTATCGAAAAATTACTTTCATCTGCCACAGTAACAGCATATACCCCATCATAGCTCGTACCAGTTAGCGTTACCAAGTCCCCAGTAGATAATGTGTTTGCCGCAACAGTATTAATATTAACTGTCCCAGCACCACCATTCGTGATCGCAGCTATGACCCCAGCTTTCGTCAATACTGACGCACTTTTTTTCAAGCATAATGTCTGCCTGACAATTTCCTTCTGAGCCAAATTGATAAAAAAGTTGATAGACTCATCAGGCATGTTCATCGAATCTGCCTTGGTATTCCTCTTTACAAGGCTACGGATCTGTTTGAGGTTCATTGATCATTCCCCCTTTCGCCAGCCCGTTCAGCCTGATACTCATTCCCATAAGCCTGCTGAATGTCGCGCCACTTCAATGCAAGTTCTTCTTCTTTCGGCCCAATAGGCATCCCTAACCGCTGCATAGCTTTCTTCTCTGCAAAAGATACCACCATGTCCTGGAACTCATCAGGCACGTCCATGTTAAGTGAACTAGACATGGAAACCGGCTTCCTGTAATAATACAATTTTAATGTGCCAACTGTCGGGGCATCAGGCCCTGCATACACATCGAGCACCTGACCAAAGTGACTTACTGCCCTAACAGAATCATACGCGCTGTTTTTCTTGATCTCCTCAAAATCTTTTTCACCGAAGAAAGGCACCACCCCGTTGGTACCATCGATCAATTTAATGATCCGCATAATGCTGTAGGAAGATATATCTATCTCACCACTTGAGATAGTGACGGTCTGCTTATCGCCATACCAGATGTTATTGATGCCTGACAATTTAAGCGCAGTATCATATTGGCCCAGGTTCAAGAACCTATCAAGCTCATTGTCAAGTATTTCAGTCCTATTTGCCTCGGGAAGCCGTGCCCTTAGGTCGTTTCTCAACGTCGCTAGTGTAACACTACTAAGTGCCATTATCTACCTCGATTCAAATGATTGATGCCATACGTCTGCTGCTGGACCATTGCGATGGTCTGATAAAACTCATTCTTCTCAGCAATAGCAAGCTGGGCACTCTCGCGCTCAATAGCCAGTGCATACGCCCACGATATCACCAAGTCAATATGGCGATCAGGAACAATCTTGGCGCCCTCGGTAGCTGTTGGGACATACCTGAATTTAACTGTCTGAGTTACATCGGCATCAATATCAGGGGTAAAATAAAACTTACCATCCTCAAACCACCCCACAGGGTTTGTTTCGCTTGCCGCATACTCTGAATCACGACCAGGCTCAATCACCCTGACACGTTTGTAATTTGTCGCATTCGATGGGGTAAGCTCAATGTTTACGATCTGCTGCATTGGTGCTGTACCAGGAAGAGCTACATACCCATGCGTTTTGTCAGCCTCAGTCTCTTCCTCCACTTCCTGAATATCCCAAAAGGCATCAGCGGGCAGTAACGACAAGACCTTTAATTCTGCGAGGTATGTGTAATCCTCTAGCTCCGCATTAGTCCATGCATCAGCAGTAGGCTCGGATAACCTCGACCTTAGTATTGTTTGAGTGTCTGCAAATGTTAATGCCATAGATGCCTCTTAGGTTATTCATGGGGCGGTATTACCCGCCCCATAATGATCACGCTATAATTTACAGGTCAGTACAGGCCGTGTAAATAGCGATATGAGCAAAATCAAGAGAGTTGAACACAGTCTTGATGTTTCCACCGGTAGCAGATGAATCGTAACGATTGCACATGAAACCAGCAGAGATACCGAGCTCATTACCATAGTCAAAAGTCTTCTCACGCCAGATGGTCTGACGGTTTTGAGCTTTTACCATAGCCTGCGCACCGAGCAATGAAGCCATTGCACCGTGGACAGTTGCGCCACCACCATCGTCAAAGGTAGTCACATCTTCATGCTCGTACACAATAACGCCATCAAAGACACCAATGGAATCGGTGAAGATGGGATTGGTGGATCCGCGAGGACCAGCTTCGCGCTGTGCCTGGAGCCATTCAGCATTGCGCTTCAGATCATAAGCCTGTTCAGGGGAGATGATCATGAAGTAATAACTCTTGCCCTCAATACGAACAGGACGGATACGCTGGTGGCCACCGGTAGGCAGTTTACAGCGGGCCTTGGCCTGAGAGATCAGAGCAGGGGTGAGAAGGTCAGTAGCAGCAAGAGATGCCTTCGCAGTGCCAACCACGTTTGTGGGAGAGATGGCCAGGGCGTCGAAAAAATATTTATCCATTTTCTCGGCCAACCAGACCTTCAGAGCATCCATAGCTTCCTGACGGAAACTGTACAGATACTTGCTCTCGAACTCCATACCTTCAGAGCGCACAGCATTGCGGAGCTGAGACACGCTGACAGAGTAGTTCTTCACAGGCATATTCTCTTCGTTACCCTCGAGAGTATCATCATTCTCGACACCATCACCAGACAGCCGGTAGCGAAGACCAAAATGGATGGTATCACCCTTTTTGGCATTCAGTTCATTTTTGACCTGGATGACGTTGTTTGAGCCGGTGCCCATAAACTTCGCCCAGAACAGGTCCTTGTTTGTTTCGTGAAATAGTTCTTTACTCCACGCTTCAACTTGAAGGCCATCAGACCAACTATTTACACCAGTAAGCATAGTCTAATCCTCCTTACTGAATTTTCGTGTACCGTGCAAAGATATAAATCTTGGCAAGGTCAGCAGCGTTGTTAAAAAGAACATCAACTGTATCTGCGGATGCAAGATATTTACCACCATCCTGAGCGTTCTGAGTAGATTGATACTCTTGACTCGAATAGCTGGCATTGGCGGAATTCATATCCACACCATCCAGGAATGCATCAACATCCCCACCGGTGAACCCAACATCAACTGTCAATGTTGCGCCCTCGGCTGTCAGACACACAGCCCCGATCTCGTGGACAAGGGTGCCAGCGGGTAGACTGAAAGCCTGCCACACAGCACCGGAACTGATATTGTCAACAGCAGTGTCAAGCACCGCACCAATATAGCCACCAGCGGCTATCTGAAGCCCCCCCTGAGTTACCAGAGAAGCATCATAGGTTTTTCCGGCCATTACGACCTCCTTATTTCATTTTAAGCATCAGCCCTCAAGAGCCGGTCACGCTCAGCCTTTGGCATATTGTCCCATGCCTCCTGACTGATCTCTGACACACTGACCTCACGATCTCCACCGGTACCTGAATCGGTAAGGGTGTTGGGAAGGTCTTTTACCTTCTTCCCGAGGTCACTCTTCTCTTTGGGGGTTGAATGCTGCTTTTTCGCATTCATAACGATATACGCATCCTCAAGATTCGATATGCCGTTGTCCCTGGCGTATTCTGCGACTGCAAAAGTATCACGCTCACTCAAATCGCTATGCGACTCAATGAATCCAGCGATCATCTCCAGACGTTTTTCCTCGCTTGCCTTTTCATTGGCAATACGCTCGTCCTCAGCTTTTTGCTTCGCTAACGCCTCACGCGCCCACTTCTCATTGAAGTATTTGACATTATCAGGATCATACGGGTCATACTCGGAATAAGGTTCATCTTCAGGCTTTTCCACCTTAGGCGGAGCCTCGACCTTCTTCCTGAGTTCACCGAGCTCAGTGCCCTGTTTCCCAATCGTCGCTTGCGCGTTTTTATAGCTTTCGACCATCGCTTCCAAACTCTTGAACCCTAATTGCGCCCATGCGGGTTCTGGTTCATCTGCGTTATCCGGCTCCTGCTTATCCTCGTCCTCCTTGTCAGGTGTTTCCTGGGGTGGCTTCTGGACAGATTCCGCGATCTGCTGTTCAAGTTCCTCTTGGATCTTGTCGTTTTCTTCTGGCGTGATAGGCATAGTAGGTTCCTCCTTAGGGGTTTGTCCTGGTTATCACATCAACCGCCAACCGTTGGCAGTATCAAAAGACTATAATTTTATCAAAAAACGATCTGCTTTATGCAGATAAATTTAAAGCCGCTGCAGCAGGATTTGCTGGCCAGGCAGCGCCCGATCCACCAACACCCAATACTGCAGCGTAATTAGTGTCACCAACAGTCGCATCAGCATCCAGTTTTGCCATCAGCGCGTCATAAGCAGCGCCCATCGCTGTTCTGTCTGTTCTGAGCTCATTTGCTAATGTCTGCACTGCTGTCAAATATGTTACCAAGTCAGGCTGTGACACGCCCTGAGCACTCAGGGCAGCATCAGTAACCGCTGCAGCAGACGGGACAGCAGGCCAGGCATCACCGGTACCGCCGACACCAAGAACAGCAGCGTAATCAGTATCAGTTAATCCGTCAGCATCCAACTTTGCCATCAATGCATCCCAGGCTGTCCCAATCTGAGTCCTGTCTGTCCTGAGCTCATTCAATAACGTCTCAACAGTCGCCAAGTAGTCAGTCATGTCCTCTTGGCTCATATCAATAGATGTAAACCCAGACACGACAAGGGCAGCAGCAGTGGGGTCGCCCGGCCAAGAATATGCCTCAGCACCAGGCTCAAAAAGATCCTCATAATCTATATCTGTAACACCAGAATCAAGATCGAGCTTCGCCCAAAGCGCAGTAGCCCCAGTCAACATAGTTGCCCGATCAGTTCTTAATTCATTTGCTAATGTGGCAACAGCTCTCAAGAAAGTGTCCAAGTCAGGCTGTCCCATTCCCTGTGAAGTAATAGGCATATTAATCTCCTTACTCAGCTATCTGTTGCCGAGTGTTTTGTTTGCCGTTGGTAGCCTTTGGCGCAGTCGGACCAGCACCACTAGCAAGCTCCAAGGCTGTTTGTGTATTTAACTTCTGAGTCTGTATCCCTACAGCCTGCAGGATCTCATCTCTATCAGGATGGTTCGTCAACTTGATCGCATACGGCAATAATGCCATGCGATACTCAGGCGCCAACTGCATCAGCTCCATCGTCTTGAGGAATGTAGAGTTACGCTCCGTAACGCTATTCTCACCCTTGTCAAGTTTGATGTCATACTGCATCAGCGTATCACCAGATAACATCGCATCTGCAATAGCTTGGGCCTTCTGTGGACCCATGTCACCGGTCATCGAGCCCAATATCCGTAAAAACTTTTTCCGGTCAAAATACTGACGCGCCAACATGAATGCCATGCGCATCACTGTCAGTTTCGCCTTGTCATGATTGTCAAACAACTCCTGGACAGTCCTCGTACCCTGGCGAATACGTACCTGAGCAGCAAGGCCACTCTCCTTTGCGCCTGTCGGAATGCCAAGCATTGGATCGTTGAGCCCGGTGACTTCCTTGGCATCCTGCTCAGTTATCTCCTCAAGGCTGGCAATCTGATTAAGTACCGGTAAATACCCATATCCACGCTCTTTAATGTCATCGATACGGTTCACGCCAACCCAGCGGTTCGCTCCACCCATACTGTTCAACTGATTTACATCAGCAGCAGTCTTCTTAAAAAAACCACCGCCAATAGGCGCAGTCTTTAATATCTGAGATGTCATAGTATGACGACTATTCTTCTCATCCTGGAGGTCGATCAAATTCTTTATAATACCAAAACGGTGAATAACCTCGCCATCATCCTCGACATACGCATAGCTCGGCACAGCAGGGAACATATTGTGCGCATACGGAGACTTCTTATCCTCAAGCACCTCATGACCGCTAACTGTCAAAAGCCATATTTCATGATCACGTTTCACCACCATCTCATACCCGGCATTCGCATATCTCTCAGCGACAGCCTCAGCCTTCTTGATAGGTAACGGGCTCTGGATTACCTGCCCAGTGTCACTATCAATAAAATATGCCACATCCTTGTATTTCTTGTACCACATCTCAATGACACGCACCCTGCCGTTCAACGTGTCTTTGTACATAGAAATATTGCGATCACCCTTGGCATTACGATAATAACTACCATCCTCAACACCCATGCGGGGAAGATCACCGCGCTCACTCAAGTCAACATGCATCTTATCAGGGTTCAACTTATAAATAGATGCGACCTTATTAGGTGCCAAAAATTTCTGCCTTAGCATGAACTCAGCGTCTTCATTCGGGTCGATTGCAATACTCTCAGGATCCCATATCACAGCCCCAAGAGGTTCGCGGGTTATCTTAACGTCAATAGAAAAATCTTTTGCCAACTTAGGCTCAACCCAATAATTCCCCAGTCCGTGGATAGCACCATCCTTAAACACACGACTGCTCGTGGAATCCCATGAGTTGTTATTCTTAATGTACTCCATTGTCAGGTCAATCCCTGTCGCTGCCAATACATCGCCATTCTCGATTGCATACGCCTTGGTACCAACGCGGGTCTCGCGCTCAATGCCTGTCAGCAGGTCAACCTTGGGTTTACACAGATTATCCTCGATCTTGGGCAACCGCGCCATCTTCAGATTTCGCTTCTGCTCCTGAGTGTAAGAGTCACCTACATAATACCTGACAGACTTACGTGCCTGATCGAACGTCTCTTTCCAAATATCATAGGCCGCCTCAAAAGTATCATAGACATAACCTATCTTGTCACTCTTTGTCTTCAAGTTTTTCATATCTGTGATACCCAATCATAATTTGAGCTTACGGGTGCTGCCCACGCATCTCCCCAGACCTCATCCCATCCGTCCTTAGACTTCACCGGACCAACCGCGTTGTCATGCACCCACATCACCAAATAGCGCAACACGTCCATCAAGTGATCATTCTTCTTCTTTGGTGCCTCAGGATCAGGCTTGTCCTGGCCAGCCTTGATATCCTTCCACACGTACCCACCAATCTCCTTCAGGAACTCATGGATATGAGGGATATCATTAAATATATACAAACGGCACTTGTCATTCTCATCCTGCATCAGATATTCACCGACACGGTTGATACCAGCGCCTACGTCATTATTCGCCGGATTCCAGAAAATGCCAAACTTCTCGTACTCAGATGAAATAGTCTTACCGTCGAACCCCTGTTTAGATATACTTGGGTCTGCCAACCAATCCTCTATCATGTCATTACCGCACTTCGCATGAATCACCGGCACATGATCAGCAATACGCCACTCAGCCTGGTAATGACTGTCATACACAAAAATCTGTCCATGAGGACTCACTGCAGCCCAGAGAATGGCAGTTGGGTTACGGTACCCATAATCCATTACAACATACCTGGCCCAACTCCTCGGTATAGCAAAACGCTGGACCAGATGCACGTTCTCCTTGAACTCAGGCCATATCAGCCCCTCGAACGAGTCCCAATGGCAGTGGACGAATCTTTTTTTCCACCTCTCCGGGTACGCCAAAAGCGACCTGATATAATCCGCAGGTAAATACGGATTGTCAGAATGCGCCGCCACTTCCGCAGAATCCATCGGACCCGGGACACCCTCTGGCCAAGTGACGCTCTCCACCAACCCATACTCATCAGCCTGCCCATCCGGTGCCTCGCCATTAACCCAAGTACGCCAGATCCAATCGTGCCCAGCAGGGTTGACAGTATGAAAATCACAGCGATTGCTCCCCTTGCGACGGAGACGACCCTGCGCAGCAAGATAGACCTCATTGTCAACCTCCTCCAACTGATCAACCGCAAACCACCCCAGGTTCATCGATTTGATGCGCTCCACCGCATCACGCCCAGCGTCCAACTGCATGTACACAATCTTAGACTTGTTGATGAACTCTATCTCATGCTCAGTCTTGTTGTGACGGATAATACTGCCCTGAGGCGCAAGACGTAGTAACGTCTCCAACGTACTCTTGCGAAAACTGTCAATAGTCTTTCGACCTATCAGCCCCAAGTTCCCCGGGATAAGTAATGTCTGTGCCAACGCCTCGATCACCAGCGCATCGGTCTTTCCAGTACCGAACCCACCAGCGAACACCACATGCTTCTTGCGCTTGAAAGGGTCAGGATTGTTAACCATATTATGGAAATCATCCTGCTTGGGTGTCGGCAAACTCGCAGCCCCATTGTCACCCAAATAATTCAGGTCAAGCGAAATATTGCGCTCAGGCAACGAAAGCCCACTGATATGAGGGTTACTTACCACTCTTACCCCCAGCCACAGTGTTCTTTGGTATCCCCAGCCCCCTGATATTACTGTTCACCTGGATATTAACCTGGCCCATATTGAACGTGTCACCCTTATAACTCTCGCGATAACGCGCAGGATCCCCAGCTTTCATCAAAAATATTCGCTCGCTCGTCGCCTTTGGGTTCAATGCATTATGGAAACTGACGATCTCCAACAGCTCAAGGTGCTTCCGGTCACACGCGGCCACTGCCTTTGAGAACTCATCGTACTTCTTCATGTCCAGCTTGAACCGCTTCTCAGAAATACCCAAGTGCTCCAGGATTAATAGCACCTGCCTAGGCATCTTTACATACAAATTCAAGAATATCTGCTTCAAAAACGGCGTAAACTCATTGTTCGGATCATGGTCAACAGGCCCAAGCTCGGGCGGTGTCAATGTCAATAATGTAGAATTCCCCTGCGACCCGAACTGCTGCATCGTCGCAACATACGCAGATAACAGCTCGTCGGCCCTTAACTGTACCTCAGCCTCATATTCACTGATCTGCTCAGGCACCGAGCCATTGAACCCCTTCTCCTGCAACCGAAGATGTACATGCTTCCTTTTTGTCTGAGCAGAAATACGCTCCTTATGGCACCTGTCACACGAATCCTTGTGGATTTTCCGATCACCCAGCTTGTATTCAGCACCACACCCCGCGCAGTACCGAACTTTTGTAGGCGCCTCTAGCGCCTCACGCTCCTTTTTTCGCATTGGTGTCTTCGTAGCTGGCATACGGGCACAATTTACCAAAATATGTAGGAAAGATGAAAGAGTAAATGAGAATCATTCTCATTTATGATATACACAAAATGAAAGAGCCCTCATTTAGAGGGCTCTCGTCGGCAACTAACCGAAGGGGAGGAGAATGGGCCTTAATATAGGCGCATATCTTCGCTGTCCAAACTATTTATTCCTTATATGCCTCATTTCCGTCCACAGCCCTCAACTCAACACCAACATGCCAGTCGATCAATGCAGGTGCCCAACTCACAAGATACTCCGTTGTACCACCCTCAATGTACTTATACCCGATGACAACACCTGGATTCTTCTCAGCGTCGTTCACCATGTACACCATAGCACCTGTATCGAACTCAGTTTCCAGCATTATCACAACATACCACCCTTTGCACTCTCATTCACTGTGCGCACCAACGCCAGCACCCACTCAGGATCCAGCCGATCAGTGTCTACCGGGGGAGCTACCACGGAAGCTCCGCACTTACACGACTCCTCACACTCCTCCACAATGTCGCTCGCTGGGATACTGTCCAGCAGCACATCAGGAATATGCACATGCTGGCCAATGTCAGCATATATCAGCCACGGAAGCTGGCCTTCCGGCTGGGTTATATACATATTATACTGAGAAAACTGCTTTGCGAATACAATCATACCAGGTGAGGGCACATTCAAGTCCACAAAGTCCTGACCATACGCATCATCCGGGATGTCCAGCGTCACGACAGGCAGATACGCATCGGTCATTTCTTCACCACTGATCGCAGATTCTCGACTGCATAGCTGGCAATCAGATAACAGTCATGATCACGGAAGATAAGATGCCCATATCCAGGGCCACCCTCTCTCGTATGAGCCACCTGCTCCAGCACATCCACAGTCCCGTCAGGCCGGACATACGTCAACTCGTAAGTGTAAGGTTCAGGGACAGGCGTGAGCTCCTTGACCCTGGCCTCAAGATTATCGACCTTTGTACGCAGTTCGACATTTTTGGCATTATACCCCTGTGCTTTCTTGTACGCGGCAGCGAAATCACGCTCCAACTTCTCGATCATCTTCGCTTCCTTATTAAACATCTCCTTGATTCCTTTCCATATTGATTTTTTCTTATGTGTTGATGGGATTACATCCCACGTACCATTCTTATACTCCAATGGCATCTCAATAGGACGACCACCACAGCCCAATGGGTAATCACGATACCGCTCCCAAAAAACGTCTGCATTCCTGGCGTATGGAATACTAAGGTCAGCCAAGCTCATTCGTCCACCTCTATTGCTGTGTAGTCGAGACGTTTGTATTCTGGACTGTCAAAATGACTGTATGTCTTTAACAGTTCCTCTTTGGTCTCATAATACTCTTGGGCCTCAAACCATCCGTTAGCATCCTTCAAGGCCCACTTGTAAAGCGTCTTTGTCTTGGGCTTGATGCGGTAGCTGTCAGGGCTTTTGTCGAACATTGGCTTAAAGTTAAGGTCTTGCCAGCAGTCATCAGCAAACCACTGAATAACCTCGCCCATGTCATACGCCTCCCTTAACTCTAGGTAGGGGTCGATACGGCGGTATTCTATGCCATCAACCCACATGGAGCCACTTGATGTACATTTGTACCATTTGCCACCAGGAAAATGACTGCCCTCCCACCGCTCCCACGGCTTATCAGTCTCCTGCGCGTCCTTCGCGTACTCCATCATTTGTCTAGCGTGTTTGTGTTTCATAAAAATCTCCCTTCTGGCAACGAATATAGCACACGAAAATGTGGGTGCAAAGAAATTATTTAGGTATTGGGGATGTAAGATAGCAAATAGTATGGCTTCAAAAATACGAAGTAATATACGAAATAAAATAATCTACACAATATTTTATTTATAATAATTGTAATATAGGTTTTTTTGGGATTTTGATTTTTTCAGGGTTTTGGTCTGTGGGGCAGGGATGTTATGCAGAATCGGGCATACCCCCAGGGTCCCTACCCCCCCCTATAAATGAGATCGAGTCTCATTATCACCTGGTTAGCCCTGCTATCCACCTTGCAAAATGTACAGAATCCGCACAGTGATGGCGTAAGTGCATGTAAATACTATAAGCGCGAAGTTTTGACACAACTCCGACACTATCGAGGCGACAAAATGAAGGGGGGCGACCCAATGTAAAGTATACTTGACATCATGTAAAGTATACTTGTCACGCGAGGCGTTATTCCTTCAATATCGGGTCCATACGACATAGTTATCAACATAACTATAAGCCAATATATCCAACCTAAGCCAATGAATAACAATACTATACTAATTCGCCGCTAAAAGTTATCAACATTTTACCTATCTTCTTTTAGCTGCGTATTATTGGATCAACCTTTCCCCCAAATAAAAAGCCCGCCAATTAAGCGGGCTTTTTTGTGTCCTTGTGTTTCTAGGGGTTATCTAAGGAATACCACTTGAATATCATATACATTATTGCCAAGGTGCCCATCGATATCATTATAGATTGCGAAGTATGGTTCTTGGTCATCTTCGGGCACGCCAATGATAAAGTACTCTGCTTTTAGGGCATCTTGCTCAATTTGTAGGTGCGTATAAAATGCTTGGATATTCCTTATGTCTTCTTCTTCAAGGCCGGATTTGTCTCCATTGTGTATCATTGGCATGGAATAATCCGGGAGCCTATATTCACGCCTTTCAACTATCTTCATCTTTCCTTATCCTTTCCATATTGCTATCACTACCAGTGCCACAAGGCAAAGGGCTTGCCAGGCCAGGGTCAGTTTGATAGCGGCTTTCATTTATTCACCTGTACACCAATCAAAAGGGCATTGATCCGATTGTAAAGGTCTCGCTTGTTGATATCCCCGCTTGTAAATACATCGTGCACACAGCCGGTTGCAGTTGTGACTTCGTGCAAACAAAGCCCTTTAAACCCCTCAGCAGCGTGGAAATTCCCGACATTGCCAATCAGCTTGCCGCCTATGCGGGTCCAAGCTGTCAAAGGTCTATTTAGTTCCTTGTTCAGTTGTGCTACCTTCAGATCAATGGCCTTCTTTGTTATTTTCATCTCTCATTCCCTTCACTTACATTGTTATTAGTTGTCATTGGTTCACATTGCCCGCGCTTATATCCTCTGGCATAGTCTTGAGATTTCACGCGCTCAATTTTCTCAAGGTCTCTGAATGACCCCCGCTGCCGGTCCTGGATCCCATCGAGAAATCCAAGTCTAAACTGGTGATTGCAATTCATGGTCAAATTTTTCCTTCATCCTGTAAAATCCTCTCCCTAGTTGTTTAGTTGCCTGCCATATAATAATGATAAAAAGTGATATTTCCACAAAAACTTTCACGATCTCAAAAATAATTTAAATCGTTATATAGCCCCATTCCGGGGCATTTTCTAAATGCGAACGAGTCTCAGTTGCGAATTTTCTAAATGCGAACGAGTCTCAGTTGCGACAAAAAACCCACCGGTTAGGGTGGGTCGAATCCGATATATCGGATAGGTTGGTGTGATATCGGATAGGTTAGGGGGCGTCGCTATCCATAATATCGATAAGATTATTGTGGTCCCGGATCTGATCCCTTGTGTGCATATTCACAACCTGGGCGATAAACAGCATGATAACGCTTGCCAGGGCTAACACAGTCATTGCGATCTCACATTTACTCATACATCCTCCAAAATTTGGGGAGTGACCAATGTATCTCGTGCAGGACACTCCCCTGTTTTCCAAGTTCCTCGTTTCGAGGTTCGCGCCATCACAACTTTTTGTGCAAGCTGACACTCCCGAACGGCATTGGGGTGGTTCTTGCTGTCTGATGAGGCTTGCGCCATTTCTACGCTCCGTCCGTTCCATAGCCACGTAACCGCTAGTTAAAGGACACACAACCGATTAAAGATAATGTGCCTGTGGCTAATTTTTTACCGCTATAATGTGCCTGTGGCTAATTTTTTACCGCTACAATGTGCCTGTGGCTAATTTTTTACCGCTACAATGTGCCTGTGGCTAATTTTTTACCGCTACAATACCCATTTTGCAGAATATGACCACAATAAAACCCATTATGCGGGCTAATGTCCAATATATTACCGCTTAGGCGCATATTCTGGGCTAATATCCTAAATGTTGCACTTTAACATAAGTAATGTTACTGTGCATATTAAAAGTTATTACTTCCTGCCGTGCGGTTGCTATTAATTGGCGTATTATCATAATATTCTGCCATTCAAATATCATTTGGTTATGTAATTCCATTTACCCGGCCTCGCTCTTGTCTTTGGCCTTCTCCGATCCCTTCATCGAGGACTATTCGGCTACTGGCTAACTCCGATTTGAGGCCGACTAAAGCGGCCTAAATCAAAGTTATATCTACACCAGCCAAACTCAGAATAATTCATGCTGTACCGTGTTTAGCTGAAATCTCTTGACACCATCATTGAAATATTCTTCGTCAATTTCTATTATATCCAAATCAAACCCCTCTTTATGGCAAGCAATCGCCGATGAGAAACTACCGCCGTGGGTGTCGATGATGCGTTGACCCGCAGTTGCGTAGTTCTTTAGGAGCCAACGATATAGGGCAACGGGCTTTTGGGTGGGGTGGATGCGCTCTTCTTTTTGGCTCATGTTCTGTTGCAACATCCCAGCCCATTTCCATTCAAACTTCCGTACTGCAGTATTGAAAGATGTCCACGCCAACTCGCAATCAGCAAAATCAGATGATCCGTTCATTTTATCCCAAACGATAAAGCAGGGTGACGGTCTTAAATAGAAATAATTGCCCCCCCATATTATCTGATTTTTAGATACACGCATGAGCCAATCAAAATATATTTTGTCTGGAGTTTCCCTATCCCAATCCTTTACAGTATATTCAATCTTTCGCGCAACACCACCACCCCTGCCCTGAGATTGGTTGTTTATGTTTATCCCATACGGCGGGTCAACTATTGCAAGATCATAGGCATTATCGGCGGTAGCTTTCATCAGCTCCATGCAATCACCAAGATATGCTCGGATTAAAGGCTGGTGAGATATAACCACGGCTTTAAGCTGACCACCATCGTTTATTGTTTTACTCATGTTTATTGCCTCCGCAGCTTAAGCCGTTCACGTTATGTGGTCTCGTTAATCTTTC